TTTTCACGGCGAAATCCGTGGCAAACGAAGTCTATGGTGAAAACCATCCGGTCACCAAGGCGCTCGGCACCAATACCGGCGCCGGCGGTGGTTTTATTTTGCCGCCCGACTATATGCCGGAAATCATTGAGCTGCTGCGTCCGCAAGCGGTAATCCGCGCCGCCGGCCCCCGGGTCATCCCGATGCCCCGCGGTACCATGACTCTGCCTGGCCAAGCCAGTGCGGCAAGTGCGGGTTACGGTGTGGAAAATACCAAGATTTCCAGCAGCCAGCCGAGCCTCAACCAGATTGTCGCCAGCTATAAAAAGCTGACGGCTTTGGTACCAGTCAGCAATGATATGATGCGCTATGCCGACCCGGCGGTAGATGCGTTTGTGCGGGATGATTTGGTCAAGGTGATCGCGCTGGCTGAAGATTATGCCTTCATGTTCGGGATGGGAACTTTGGCCGGCCCACGCGGGTTTTTGAGCTTCGCCAATGGCTATGCCAGTGCCAATGGAGGGGCCGCCGGCGCATATAGCGCGACCGCCAACAGCACCGCTGCAACCGGGGGCAACTTCATAACCTCCAACGCCACCTATACGCTCGCGACTGTCACCAACGAGCTGGCTGGCATGGTCAACAAGCTGGACGTGGCGAACGTGCCGGATATCAAACGTTGTTGGTTCATGCACGCGCGCACCTTCAACTATCTGTACAGCGTGCAGAATAGCCTGGGCGTTTATGTGTTCCGGGATGAGTTGAATGACGGCAAGCTCTATGGCTATCCGTTCAAAAAATCCAACCAGATACCGGTCAATATTCAAAATCCGGCGGGCGTGGCTAACACCTCGTTCATTTTCCTGGCGGAAATGACTGAGGCGATGATTCTGGACTCCATGCAGCTTCAGCTCGCGGTCAGCCAGGAGGGCACGTATATTGACAGCTCCGGCACCACGCAAAGCGCGTTCCAGAATGATCAAACGCTGATCCGCGCGATCGAAGAGCATGATTTCCAAATCCGGCATGATGCCTCGGTCGCGGTTAATCAGTTCGTCGCATGGTCTCCGGCCAACAGCTAAACGCCGCGGCTTGATAAAGGCCATGCGTAAGCATGGCCTTAGGCTTTTTCTCTCTTCTTAATCAGGAGTCCTTTTCGATGGCTGACATTGTTCTGCAACATAATGTGGGGGCGTTGGGTTCCACCCGCGCGCTCACCGCACCTTCCAGCGCCACCGCCGGCGGCAGTGGTGCCGGCACCCAGGTGGTGGGTACGGGGTTTGACCGCGCGAGCTTCGGCAATGGTTCGTTGCCGACAAGTGCTGAATTTTTCGTGCTGTTTGATACCACGCTGGCCAGCACGCATACGCTCTCGGTTGCTTTTGATGTGCAACATTCGCCTGATAATTCCACCTGGACGGATTTTGCCACCCAAGCAGCAACCGTGTCCGCAACCGGCAATGTTGGCGGCACCGCGCAAATCAGCCAGATTACTCTGGGCGTGGATTTAACGCTGGCCAACAGGTACGTTCGGCTCAATTACACCCCTACCTTCTCGGCCGGTTCGGTTGATACGGCGGCGTTGCAAGGCGGCGCGTTCTTCGCCGGGTTTGATCGCCTAGCGGCATCGCCGTAAACCCATGAAAAAAGTGACAATGACGCGGGATATGCGGCCTTTCCGGGCTAATGATCCCGCGGTGGTGGAAGACCATGTGGCGGATAGGCTGGTGGCGGATGGGGACGCGTCTGATGCGCGCCCCTGGCCGGAAGATAATGCGGTGCCACCGCCGGCCAAGCAATATAAAACCAAGGCAAAGTAAATGCCCAATAATTATCAAGCCACGGATTTATATGCGGCAATGGGCGGGGATTTGCTCAGTCCGGCGCAAAGGCTGCGCGCGATTACGCCGGCGGATAACACGGCGCTGCCCGTCGCCACCAAAGCAATTTATGTGGGCGGGGCTGGCAATCTGACCGTGATTGCGGTGGATGATACCAGCCCCGTTACGTTCGTGGCTGTGCCTGTTGGCACGGTTTTATTGGTCAGAGCCGGTTGCGTAATGGCCACTGGTACCACCGCCACCAATCTGGTTGGGTTGTGCTGAAACAAAATGAGTTTTCAGCTTATCTCATCGGTGCTTACGCCGGCGGTGCCGGTGGGGGCGGGTGCTGCTTATGATTTGGCAACGCTTGCTGATGTAAAAACGGATTTGAATATCCCGCTGGGAACGGCGTTCTCAACGACCGCTGATGTGACCTTTGGCAATGTGCTACCGTTTGCTTCCACGGGCGGCATTTCAAAAAATCAGACTGTTAGCGGCGTGAATATCGCTGTTGGATGCACGGTGCAGAGTGTCAACCCTGCCAGCATCACGCTCAGTGCGGCGGTCCTGGGCGATGTGCCAGCCGGCAGCCTTATCATCATCAACGATGATGCGACCGCAGACACGTTTCTCGCCAGGCAGATCACGCTCAATTCGGCAGCCATTGCCAAATACTGTAATCGACAATTTCCGGTAGAGACGATTCAGGATTTATTTGACTTTCCGCGCAATAGTTATCATTGGGAAATTATCCAGTCTCTGGCGCATTTGAATTTGAGCAAGCAGCCTGTGGTACAACAGACTTTGGTGACAAATGCGTCTGCGGCGGCTGGCGCTTACGTGCTTACCTTTGCGGCTGCAAGCAATGTGGTTGGTGGCCAGGGAGCCGTACAGGCAGCCATCCCGCCCGGCACTTTGGTTGAAGTTGTCAGCACAGCAGGCGGCGTGACCAGCGTGGCGTTGACCCAACCGCTGCGTGCCGCGTTGGCAAGCGGCACGCCGGTATTGTTCGGGCCTGGTGTTACGGTTACGGAATATGATGGTACCGCCGTGATCTTGACCCAGAACACGGATTTTCTGGTCGACCCTGTGCTTGGAAAATTGACTCGGCTGGAAGCCAGCACCGGCTTGCCTATAAGCTGGCGGCCACGGCAGACGGTGGTGGTGTACCCGGCCGGGTTCGTCACCATACCCCCGGACATAGATGATGCGTGCTCGCGCATGGTTAAAAAAGCCTGGTGGGCGCGCGGGCGCGACCCTAGCATTATGGAGACAGGCACCGGCCAAATGGGCTCCACGCGCTATTGGGTGGATTCCGGCAATGGCGGAAATCTGCCGCCGGAAATACGTGAAATTCTGGATCAATATCGTTTCGTGACGGTGGGATGATGGAAATCGGGATGCAGATTACGGGTGACCGTCAGGTCGCTCTCCGGTTTGATAAATTTCCGGAATCAGCGCGGGTGAATCTGCGGGCGGCGATTGATGCTTCCACGCAAGATTTATGGCAGGCTGTGCAAGCGGCTGCGCCTCGGAAAACCGGCAAACTGGCCGCGTCGATTCAAAAACGAGTGACTGAAAGTAAAAATAAAATTACCGGAATCGTGAACGTGGCGGGTGATTTTGGCAAGGCGGGCGCGCTGGAATACGGCTCGCACCGCACCATCACCATGAAACTTAGCCATGTGTTTGGCCATCTTGTCCCAACGCTGGAAGTAAAGCGCACTCTGAATATCGAAGAGCATAATTTCCTGCGCGGGCCTGAAAAAGATATGGCGCCGGCGGCGTTTGAAAAAATGGAGGCGGCGCTCAACCAAGTGGTGGATGATGCATGAGCGTGAATCGTGGGGCGATTTATGCCGCATTGTTTGCGCTGGTGGAAACTACGCCCGGCTTTGCCGTGGTGTTGCCGCGTTTGAAATACCCGGATGACCAAGCCGCCCAGCCCGCTTTGTTTCTGCGCCGTACGGATGATCATTACGAGCAGCGGGCCGGCGGCTGGGGCCCGGCAAAGGTGGTGCTGACGGCTGAACTGATTATCTATTATCGCGGTGGTGCCGATGAGGATTGCGGCGCCGAGCTGGATAATTTGATCGGCAATGTAGAGGCGCAGCTTGAACCTGGCGTGAATATGCAAACCCAAAATTTGGGGTTGGCATATGTGGAACGGTGCCGGATTAACGGCACAATTAAAAAGGATGACGGATCCACGTCGTCTAAAAACCAGGCGGGGGCGATTATCCCGATCGAGATCATCACCACTTCCTGGAACCCAACATCATAACATAGAGGTTGCAATGGATGAGAATGTCGATGCTGCTGGAGATACCAGCGAGCAGCAGGAAATTGCGGCCGCCATACAAACCGTGCTGGCGGCGCATCCGGCCCCTGCAGGTCTCACCGCCGCGCAGGCCCAGGTGGAAGCGCAGGGGATTTATCACGTGTGGCGCAACAGTTTTTTAAACGCGTTGCCGCCTGATGCCTACCGGCTGGTGGAGACCTCCTCCAGCGCCTTGGTCGCGGCGATCGCCGCCAAACTCACAACCGTAACGTAAGGGATTTCTGGCGATGGCCTTAGAAAATTATCTTTTCGGCTCCAGCAAAATTTATCTGATCCAGCAGGGTGTTGCCGTGCCACGCCCGGTCGAGGTCGGCACCACCCAGGATTTTACGCTGGATATTTCGTGGGGCAGTAAACCCCTGCAGGGCCGCAATGACATCGCCGCCATGATAGCGCGCGGCGCAGGCAAGGTGGAGGGCATGATCAAAGCCGCCAAGTTTGATTTTAAAGCCGTGAGCAGCCTTGTGTTTGGCGCAACCCCAGCTTCTGGCAGCACGCTGACGGCGGATAATGAGATGGCGCCGGTTGGTTACGTGATCCCTGCCCAGGTGACGCTTGTCACGAGCGCCTCGACCGCCACGGGTGCCGTGTTGACCTTTGCCTCCACCACGGGCGTGGTGCAGGGGCAAAGCGTGAGTGGTGCCAATATCGCTGCTGGCACCACGGTGCTTTCCACCACCGGCACCACGGTGACGTTGACCCAAAATGTAGCCGGTACCGTTGCAAACAGTGCCAGCATCGTGTTTGGCCCGTCTATCACAGTGGCGAATGCCGCAAATTTTGTTTCGGATGGGGGCATCATCTATGCCGCAACTGGCGTGCAGCTCACCCCCGTGGCCTCCGCGCCGGCCACCACCCAATACACAGTCAGCAATGGGGTTTACACCTTCAGCGCGGCAGATGCCGGGCTGTATGTCATCCCTAGCTACGTTTACACCAAGACCACCGGCAATAATTTTACCTATTTCGGCCAGCCGATGGGTTATCGCCCGGCTTTCCAAATTGTGGCGAGCAATTTGCAGCGCACCAATAACCCGGCCTATAGCGGCACGCCGCTGGTGTGCACGGTTTTCAATGCCGGCATCGACAAATTCAGCCTCGATTTCAAAAACGAGGACTGGACGATTCCAGAGACGGGTTGGTCCGGCTCGCTTGATTTCCTCAACCGCGCCTTTGCGTTTTCCGGGGACGTGAATTAATGCCGCAAAATGATGGTGTGGTGCTGGGGGGCGTGACCTATGAGGTGCCACCGTTTACTTTGGCCGATGTGCAAAAAATCATACCGTTGCTCAACGCTGCGGAGATGACAACTCTGGGTGGTACGGCCGCGACGGCATCGGCGATTCATTTCGCGATCAATCGTGGAGATGGCCGCGGGGTGGCGCTGAGCGCTGCTGATTTTCAAACGCTGCCGGGTGTGACGGTGCCGGAATTCATGCGCGCCCGCAAACGGGTTGGCCAGGCGGTGGGTTTTTATGACCCAGACCCGGAACCAGGGGAGCAAGTACCCGCGCCGGGGGAAGACAAAGGGGTGGAGGCACCCCTCTAAGCGAGCTGAACTGGCCAGATATCTATGCCACGCTGGCCACGGCGCTGGGCCTCACCGAGGCTGAGATTGATGCCATGACATGGGACCATTACCGGGCGCTTGCCAAACATTGGCAAGAAAGCCCGCCAGCGCAATTTGTGCTGGCGGCGTGGCTGCGGGCGAATTCCCGCCGATGAGGTTTAACCAAATTCGTGCCCGCAAAAGCGGCAGATGAGCGCGGCGCTCTTCACGTCCTCGGCGCATTTGGGGCAGGTTTTGGTGTTGAAAACGGCGTTCGCAGGGTTGGCTAGTTTCGGTTGGTATGATTTTGCCCAGACCATGGCAATCACCCAGCCTAAAAATGTCCAGCCAAGAAGTAGGTTTAAGGCTTTGATACCACCGATGTTCGGGTGATCCGCCCGCTTGGCGACGATGGTTGGATAAAAATAAATCACGCCGATGATGAACAGCCCTATTAGACCTAAAATAAAACGTAGGACCGTGATAATTGCTTGAAAAACTTCCATTTTTCTTTCCTTTCGAGGTTGCGCGGAGTTAATAATGGCCGATAAGTCTTTGCAAGTCACCATTTCCGCCGATGTATCATCCCTGCAGGCTAAATCGGCGGTGGCTAAGTCTGAGCTGGGCAGTCTGAATGCCGAGGTTAAAAACCTGGCAAACCAGTTTCGGACGGCCAGTGACGATATGAAGGGCTCCCTGGAGGCCGAGCTGGAGCAGACCGTGGCGAAAGCAGCGTCCGCGAAGGCTGAACTGGCCACGCTGAACAAGGAGATTCAAGAACTATCCCATGCCGGTGGCGGCGGGGTGTTTGGGTCGCTGACTAAGGGCGTAACTGAGCTGGGCGAAAAGGCGGAAGCGGTGACCGCCAAGCTGACGGTTTTTCAAGGTGCGTTTAGCAAGGTGGCGGAACTGGCGGCCGTGGGGTTTGCGGCGGATTGGGTGGGTGAGCAGATCAACCAGGTGGCGGAGCTGGGCGAGACTTATGCTCATCTGCAAGCCCAGACCGGCGCCACCTTGCAGCAATTGGGAGGTTTGAAAGTAGCGGCCAGCGAAACCGGTACGGATTTTGAGAATTTGGGCACGGGCTTTCGTGAGCTGGGCACAAAGATGCAGGAAGCGGTACAAAAACCGACATCCGATGCTGCTGTGGCATTTGAAAAAATGGGCGTGTCTGTTGTTGATTCCGCGGGCAATCTTCGTCCGGTTGTCGATGTTTTTACTGACGTATCAAAGTCGCTTTCTGATTTTGCTGACGGTACAGCTAAAACCGCATTGGCGGGTGATGTTCTCGGCGCGCGGTATGGCTCTAATTTGATACCGATCATGAACCTGGTCGGCCAATCGATGGATGATTTGGAGACAAAGGGGCTGTCTCTCGGGGTCACAATGTCAGGCAGTGATGTTGAGGCGTCGGAAAGATTTAAAGAGGCGCAGGGTGATTTAAGCAGCGCCATGATGGGTGTCAGAAATGTTGCGGTCACGGCAAGTTTGCCCGCGCTCACGGCGCTAGAGCAAGAATTTACCATTGCGGCTGAGCAAGGCGGGTTGCTCAATAATACCGCCATTGCTCTTTCCGGGACGCTATATGTCGTTGCAAATGTTGTTGAAGAATGCGTTGTGGTCGTAACAGATATAAACGACGCGTTGTATTTTACCGGTGAAGTGATGGGTGATGTAATCACTGCAGCGGGCGCTCTGGCGTTGGCGCTCACCGGAGATTTTAAGGATGCAGACAAGGCGATTCATGCTTCAACCAATAATATCGCTTCCTCTTGGAAAGATATGGTAACAAAAATAAACGCACAGCAGGATTTGGCCCTGCACGTGAAAATGCCAGATGAGCAAAAACCAAATTTGCCGCCCGCCCCGCAATTGGCGCCGGATATAAAGAACAGCGGCCCGGACGTGCTGGCGCAGGACCAAGCCACGCTGGCGCAGCAGAATGCGCAGATCGAGGCCACGGCAACCTCGACCAAACAAGCAAACGAAGAAAAGCTGCAAAACACCGTGGAATATTGGAAAGGTGTGCTGGCGGCCGGCAACCTGTCCTCCAAGCAGGAATTGCAGGTGCAGACGGATCTATCCAAGGCTGAAACGGCGTTGCGGTCTCAGCAGCTCTCAGGTGCCAGCAGTGTCGCCAAAAGCGCTGAATCGGAGCAGACGCAAATTGCCAAGGATGCGGCAGAAGCGCGCAAGCAGATTGCCCAAAGCGAGTACGAGACTAAAGTGCAACTTTGGGATGCTGAGGTCACCAGCGGCAAAATGTCCAAGGCGCAGGAGGTGCAGGACGAGATTGCCGCACAGCAACAAATGTATGCCGCGGCATTGGATGAGGCGCAAAAAGAAGCGGCGCTTGATAAGGATGGAACTGCCGCGAAGGCTAAAGCGCTGGATGATATTGCGGTGATGCAAGCTCAGCATGTGGAGCTGATGGCGCGGCTCGACAACCAGTTGGTGACAGCCCAGACCGAGGCGGCGAACAAGGCGGCGGAGGTTCAGCAGGCGGCTGCTGAAAAAACCACGCAAGCCTGGCAAAAAGCATTTTCGCCGATCAACCAGGCGTTTGACTCTTCGATAAACGGCGTGATCCAGGGGACGCAGACATTGCAAAATGCTGAAGCAAAGGCGGCCCAGAGCATTGCTCTGGCCTTTATCGATGCCGAGGCCAAAAAGGTTCTCGCCTTTGCCGAAGGCGAGGCACAAATCGCGCTTGCCGCGCTCGCCAGCCAATTTAGAATCACCGCGGCGGTGCAGGCGGGAACGGCGGTGCAGACGGCCACCAAGGCCTCCGCCAGCGCTGAGGGCAAGTCGATTGATGCGGCGACCTCCAGCGCCACTATCCTCAACAATGCCCATACCGCATTCACCGGGGCTTTCTCGGCTGTGGCCGGCATCCCTTATGTCGGGCCGGTGCTGGCGCCCGTTGCCGGTGCCGCGGCGTTCGCGGCGGTGATGGCGATGGACGTGCTTTCCGCTGCCGGCGGCTTACAGGTGGGCTCTGGTGAGGAGCCCCTGGTGCAGTTGCACGAAAATGAAACGGTGCTGCCGGCCCACATCGCCATGCCGTTTCAAGCTATGATGGCGCGCGGGGACATCAATAATAATAATGGCGGCGACACCCATTACCACAACACGTTCAACCAAACGGTAAATGGCGGTCCATCTGCCGCATCCCCAGAAGCCATTATGTCGGCGCTTAATGACCAAGTGCGCAGTGGCGCTATCCAAAATTACCCGGCAATTGCGCGTATGGTCAGGAGATAAACAATGGCTCTGCGGCATATTGAGTCTTTGAGATTTTCTCCGAATTATAGCGATTATATAGCCTATGGCCGCGCTATAACTGGGCCCACCAGCCGTTTTTATATTTCAAGCGGTGGGCCTGGCGGCCGCCCATTTTTTAATATGGACAGCCTAGGTGCTGGTAACCAGACCCATATATGGGCGGTTATTGCGGGTGGCTCGCTGTCAAATTTGGGACATAGTTTGCGGTTGAATGTGCCTTATGGGCAAACTTCATACATTCAATTTTGGGACCTCGTAAATGGAAATTCGCAAACGACCATCGCCTTCAACGGCTCAAATGGCGTCATTACGGTTTCGTCCGCCTCCCAACTTTTACAAACAGGACCGTTGCAGTTTCCGTTAAATGCATGGTTTTGGGTTGAAATGCTGGTTGGAATAGCGACTGGAACGGCTGGCTTTGTAAAAGTTTGGTGCCAAGGTGCACAGATAATCAATCTTACCGGCGTGGCAACACAAGCTACCGGGCGTCCTTATGTGGATACCACGGCTGTATCGAGCAATTATTCCTTTGCTATGGATCATCACTGGTGGGACCAGTCTGGCAGTTATAATAACACCGCCTTGGGTGACCGGGCGGTGTTTGGTTGGTTGCCGAACGCGGCAGGTGATAGTAGCGGCTATACGCCCAACGGTTTAGCATCTAATTATCTTAATGCCGCCAATGCGCCGCCAAACACCGCTGATTATAATGCATCCCCAACAATAGGCGCGCTTGACCTTTATAAAGGGGCAAGCGGTACCGGCATTGTGAGTGTAGGCGCGGTGCAAACCAGTATAATTGGCCTCAAAGATGCAGCCGGCACGCGCTCTGAGGCAACGGCGATCAAAAGTGGCGGCACGGTCGCGACAGGCGCCAGCACGGTGCTGTCGGTAAGCGCCATAAGCCAAAGCGATGTGTGGGAAACTGATCCATCAACCAGCGTCCCGTTTGTGCCAGGGGCGCTCACGTCTTTGCAATGGGGTGGTAAGGTGACGGCGTGACAAATGCGCTAATCGAACAAGCCGTTCTCGAAGCATCGGGCGCTTATGCGCCCGATGCGGAAATTTTGCAGGCGCTGGCGGAAGTATCGGGTAGCGGTACACCAAACGCGCTGATTGAGCAGGCGCTGGCGGAAGTATCGATAACCGGCTTGCCAAACGGGCAGATTGCGCAAGCACTTCTCGAAGCCTCAGTTATTTTAGTGAGTTACCCGATGATCCCAACTGTTGCGTTCCCGACGGCATCTTTATTGGCCGGCCAGGGATGGTCCGTGCACCGGCGTCCGACTTTCTCAACCCGCATACCGGTTGCTGTAAGCGGGCGAGAAGTAAGAACGCCATTTTATGCCACGCCGCTCTATGAATTTGAATTGACCTATGATGGATTGCTTTCAGGTGCCGCAATGGGGGCGATACCCGCGCAATCACTACAAGCCTTGCAGGGATTCTTTTTGCAGTTGCAAGGACAATATGGCTCTTTTCTGTTTACCGATCCGGATTTTTGCCAAATCACGGGAGGCCAAATCGGCACGGGTGATGGCAGCACCACAACATTCGTTCTGCAGCGGTCAGTTGGTGCCTATACGGAGGCTGTGCAGGCCGCAAACAATGTTGCGGCCGTCTACATTAATGGTGTTGCGCAATCCAGCACAACGTGGAGTGTCGCCAACGGCAACCAAATTGTTTTCACCACCGCGCCGGCAACATCCGCGGTGGTGACGGCGGATTTCAGCTATTATTTTGTCTGCAGGTTCCTGGATGATGTGCAGGATTACGAGGAGATGATGTACCAGATTCACACGCTCAAGAGCTGCAAATTCCGCACGGTCCGCACCTCATGAAACCAGGATATGCCGCATTGGTGGCGTTGGGCATTCAGTCGTGGGCTGAATTGCCATATGCCGAGTGCTTCACACTCACGCTCGCGAGCGGCGCTGTGCTGCGCTACACAAATTATGACGTGCCGGTTTGGCTAAACGGTTTGTATTTCGCCGCGAACGCCGTTCGCATCGATGACCTCAAATTCAAACAGACCACTGGCCTGGATATTGACCAGCAGGAAATTGACCTTATCTATTCCGCGACTGATAATGTGCTTGGCGTGCCATGGGGGGTGGCAATCCGCAACCATGTTTTGGATGGTTGTTATGTGCAACGTGACCGGGCATTTTTTAACCCGTACACTACCTGGCTGGACCCGTTGCATGGTGCAACCGCTGCCGGCGGTGTGACGTTGTTTCGTGGCCGGGTTGCAGATATTTCCGCCTATGGCCGCACCTCAGCCCAGATTAATCTCAAGAGCGACCTTGTGCTGTTGGATATCGATTATCCGCGCAATATCTGGCAGGCGAGCTGTTTGCACACGCTCTATGATAGCGGCTGCGGGCTCAGCCGCGGGGCTTACCAAGGCACGGGTGCTGTAGGCGCCGGCGCCACCAATGTGATTGTTCCATACGCCATCGGTGGCACTGGCGGCGTGATCAATGTCAGCATGAGCGGTGCGGCTGGCGCGCCGATTGCGCGCGTGGTGCTGACAAGCCCGGCCTCGATCAACAATACCTATAACAGCGCGCCGCCAGTGACGGTGACAGACCCTACTGGCAGCGGCGCGGTGGTGGTGGCGTTGCTCTCCAATAACCGCGTTTTTAGCGGCGTACGCGCGCTTTATGGGTTCATGGTCCTCAATGGCGGGTCTGGCTATACTAACCCCACAATTTCCATGCCGGGCGGCGCCACTGCGCAAGCTGTGCTGGCGAGTGGGGCGCAAACGGTCTCTGGCCTTTCGGTGGGTGCTGGCGGCAATGGGTACAGCCAGGCGGCGCAGCTGGTATTTACCGGCGGCGACGGTACTGGGGCGGCTGGTAAGCTCATCATCTCATCGGCGGGGGTAATCACCGGCGTGGTCAAAACCAGCGGCGGCATTAATTACGCGACCGCGCCAACGGCAACGATTGTGGATGGTGCGGCGGAGAATTTCAACCAGGGCACGTTGATGTTCCAGGGTGGCCAAAATGCCGGTACTCTGGTGCAGATAAAATCCGCCACGCCTACGGCGCTCGTGCTGGCAAATCCATTGCAATACGTGCCCGCGGCGGGGGACGTGTTCAACATCTGGCCTGGCTGTGACCATACGCTTGGCGCCGGCGGTTGTGCAAAGTTCAATAACACGGTAAATTTCCGGGGCTTCCCATGGGTACCCCCGGCTGATTACGCGTTCTGAACCATGCATTTATCAGCGGAAGAGATTGACCAGCGTACCGCGGTGGTAACCGAAGCCTGTAGCTGGATCGGCACGCCGTATCAATTACAAGCAGCCGTCAAAGGTGCGGGCGCCGATTGTGGTATGCTGCTTGTAAAAGTTTACACCGAAACGGTGCTGAATGAATCGTTTGACCCGCGTTTGAAAGGCTATTCAAACGATTGGTTTCTGCACCGGGATGAAGAAAAATATCTTGATTTCGTGAAGCAATATGCGCGGCCTGTTGAGGTGCCGTTGTTTGGAGATATCGTGGTGTTTCAGCACGGGCGCACATTTAGCCATGGCGGTGTCGTGGTGAGCTGGCCAATGGTCATCCACGCCTCTCAGCCCGCCGGTTGCGTTCTGATGGAAAATATTGACAAAAGCCCGTTCGCGGCCAAGCGCCGCCTGTTTTTCTCGGTGTGGGCACAATGAGCCGGGTGGAACGGATTGGTGATTGCACGCTGTATTTGGGTGATTGCTTGAAAATATTGCCGATGCTCGGCACTTTGGATGCGGTGATAACTGACCCGCCATATGGGATTGGTTTTTGTCATAATGGCCAAGATGTAAAGGGCATCGGGGGGGGCAGATACAAAACGAGGTTCGGTGGAGTAAAAATTACGGGGGACGACATGCCGTTTGATCCGTCTTGGATTTTAAATTTGGGTGTCCCGTCTATTTTATTTGGCGCAAACCATTATGCAGATAGGCTTCCGTCTTCTGCGTTTTGGATCGTTTGGGATAAACGTGAAGCCGATTCCACGCTATCTTTTGCTGATTGTGAAATGGCTTGGACAAATTTGAAAGGTAATTGTCGTATTTTTAGGCATCTCTGGAACGGAATGATGAAAGCATCAGAGCACGGGGTTTCTCGTGTTCATCCGACTCAAAAGCCGATAGCCCTTATGGCTTGGTGTATCCAAAAATTGCCTGAATTTGTTTCGGTAATATTTGACCCTTTCATGGGCTCTGGTACCACGGGTGTGGCGTGTGCAAAATTGGGATACAAATTTATCGGTATTGAAATCGAAGAAAAATATTTTGACATTGCTTGTGAACGCATCAAAAATGCTTATGCGAATCCCGATATGTTTGTAGATAAACTACGTAAACCAGTGCAAGAGGTTCTGCTATGAGTTTTCTTTCCGCTGGCGCCAAAAATGCCACCACGCAGCCGGTTTATACCGGCATCCAGGTCCAAACCTCTGTCAACACGCTGGTTATCCCCAAAGGCTGGGGGCAGTTCCGCATCGCACCGAATTTGTTGTGGTATAATAATTTCCAGCGCCATAACGCCAAACAGAAAGGCGGCAAAGGCGGCTTGCTGGGGGGTGGTAACAGCAGTGGCTATACCTATACCGCCGATATCATCATGGGTATCTGTGAGGGCCCGATCACCGAGATATTGCAAGTCTGGAAAGACAGTACCATTTATAATGGCCTCGGCGCCATTGGGCTTAGCCTGGCGTTGGGCACGTCCCCGCAAGCGGGGTGGAGCTATTTGTTTAGCAAATATCCAGCCCAGGCGCTCACCTATCCTGGCACCGCCTATGTGTATGCGGCGAATTATGCGCTGGATAGTTCTGCCAGCGTTCCTAGCCACAATTACGAAGTAAAAACCACTTTTGGTGGCACTGGGGCGAATGGCATTGATGCCGACCCGGCGCAAGTGATTGATGATTTTCTTTTCAACACCAAGGACGGCGTGCAATATCCCGCAACCTCGGTTAACACCGCCACGCTCTATTCCAGCGCCGCGGCTACCACCACGGGGGATGCCGCGCTGCAAACCTACTGCCGGGCGCTCGGCTTATGTTTCTCGCCTATTTTGACTGATGTTGAAACGGCGCAAAGCGTTTTGCAGCGCTGGCAAAAACTTTTTAATTTTGCAGTGGTGGATTCTGGCGGCGTAATACAATTCATCCCCTTCGGGGATAGCCCGGTGACGGGCAATGGTGTAACCTACGCACCTAATCTCACGCCGATATTCAACCTCGGCGATGATGATTTCCAGGGGGATGCCACGGCGGACCCGGTGCAAGGCCAGGTGACGGATTTGACCGAAGCGTATAACGTTGAGCGGATCAACATTAATGACCGTGCCAATGCTTATAATTCCACGCCGGTAGAAGCGCGGGATGAGGCGATGATCAACCGGTTTGGTATCCGGGCTGATACCGGGACCGCCGCCACCGAAATTTGTGATATCGATGTCGGCGCACTCGCCGCGCAATTGATCTTGCAGCGCACGCTTTATACCCGCAATACGCACACCATAAAACTGGACGCGCGCTATTGCGGGCTGGACCCGATGGATTTGGTGACGTTGACTGATATAAATATGGGCATGACGGATACGCTGGTGCGCGTCATGTCCATTTCAGAGGATGACCAGGGTGTGCTAACGGTGGATGTGGAGGAGATGCCGGCCGGCGTGGGTACTGCCGCACTCTATGCCAAGCAGGGTAGCAGCAGCTCGCTCAACGCCACCTACAGCACCGCCAGCCCCGTCAACCCGCCGATGATCTTTGAGCCGCCGCCATCCCTGACCAATAACCAGGCCCAAGTGTGGATCGCGGCTTCCGGCAGCGTGGGTGGCGTGGCGGATACGCTCTGGGGCGGGGCCAATGTGTACGTGTCATCGGATAATGCCACCTATGAGCTGATCGGCCAGATCACCGCGCCGGCGCGGCAAGGCGCGCTCCTGGCGGCCCTGCCGGCTTATACGGGCGGCAACCCGGATAATGCCGATACGCTGAGCGTGGATTTGACGATGAGTGCCGGCACGCTCACCACCGCGGCCTCGCCTGCATCGGCATCAGCCGGCAATACCATGTGCCTGGTCGACCAAGAGATTGTCAGTTTTACAACCGCGACCCTCACCGGCACAGACCAATACGCGCTCACCGCCTTGTATCGCGGGCAATATGGCACGGTGGGTGCGGCTCATGCCCAAGGCGCGCAATTCTGCAGGCTGGATGATGCGGTGCTGGAATATACCCTGCCGGATGAATGGATCGGCCAGACGATTTACGTCAAACTCGCCAGCTTCAACGCCACCGGTGGCGGCACGCAGAGCCTGGCGGATTGCACGGCTTATTCCTACACCCCCACCGGCGCCGGTGCTTTCGGCCCGGTCGCGAATGCCCTGGCGCTGGGGCAAAATATGGATTTTGGGCTGGTGACACAGATTGTGTCCATCTCAGATAGTTTCGGTGTCGTTTCCGATGCGTTTAATCTGCCGATTGATTGCGGCGTAGCTTAAGGATTTTTAAATGGCCGACCAAGTACAATTACGCCGCGGCGCCGCCGCGCAAATCGCCACCTTCACCGGTGCGGTGGGGGAAGTAACGCCCTCCACCGATACCAACAGGCTTTTTGTGCATGATGGCACCACGGCGGGCGGCCATGCCCATGCGCTGCAAAACGAGTTGGTCGTCACCTGCGCGGATAGCAGTGGCACCGCCAATGCGGTGATCATCGCCAGCAACATTGGCCCCGCGGCGCCGGTGGATGGCATGTTGGTGGTGATTAAAATCGCTAACACCAGCACTGGTGCGTGCACGGTCAATTACAATAGCGCCGGCGCCGTGGCGCTGGTGGCGGGCACGGGTGCCGTACTTGTGGCTGGCGCGCTGCAAGGGGGGGCTGAGATCATCGCGCAATACCGCTCGGCATTGCCTGGCTACGTGCTGCTGGCCAATAATGGCGGCAACCCGCAATTTGCCAGCGCTTTGCCCATTTCCCAGGGCGGGACTGGCGCCACCACGGCTTCAGCCGCCGTGGCCAATTTGGGCCTTACCGAAGCGCTGGTTTTTGCCGGCACCTGGAATGCCAGCACCAATACGCCAAATTTGATATCCGGCACTGGCACGCCCGGTGCGGTGTATGTGGTGAGCGTAGCTGGCACCACCGCGCTGGATGGCACCAGCGAGTGGAATGTGGGGGACAAAGCCGCGTTCAACGGCATAACCAGCACCTGGACTAAGATTGACGGCGTGCCGAATGAGGTTTTGTCCGTCAACGGCGCCACCGGCGCGGTTTTGGTGCAGCCGCAGATACCGGCGGCATCCGGTTTGATTTTGGGCGGCCCGACGACGAAAGGCGGCAACCCTGTGCCGGTGACCATAGGGAGCAATCTCTCGCTCTCTGGCACCACGCTGGTGGGTGCGCAAGCTGTGATTCCAGGTTCCCTTAACGGCGAAATTTTGCTCGGTGGTTCCACGCTTGCCGGCGCAGCGCCGATTGGGTTGACGAGCCTGGTCAATATTTCTTTATCCGGAACAACGCTTACGGCGGCGCAGGTCCCGATACCGGGTAGTCTCAACAATGAGTTGCTGTTGGGTGGATCAACATTGACAGGGGCGGCGCCAGTCGCAGCTGCCATTGGACCAGGTTTGAATTTGAATAATGGGGTTTTGTCTAACACGGGACTATTCGGTTCAGGGACCGACGGGAACGTCCTCATTTCGTCAGGAGTGGTAACCCTGAATCGCAATATGATGTATAATAATTTAACTATTAACGGAAGTGGTGTGCTCAGCACCAACGGGTTTGTTGTTTTTGTGCAAGGAACACTTGATTTGTCCGGTGCCGGTGCCGGGGCCATTGTTTGTATTGGCGGCGTCGCTGGTAGCACGGGGGTTGGGGGCACCGGCGGCGCCCAAGGGGATGGGCTGTATGGCTCTTTTGTTCCTGGAGCAACAAACCCGCCATTTGCCACATTAATGCCGCCTTTAAATGGCACGGATGGGGGTAGTGCTGGCGGATCATCAAACGATCAATACGGTAATGTTATTGCAAGTGTGGGAGGGGCAGGCGGATCGAGTAACGGGACCGGTGGTATTCCTGGTGGTTCGATGTCGAACGTAGTTTTTGTTGGTAATGGGAATCAATGGCCTCTTGACCCTAGTTTGGTTTTTTCAAATTTTATTACTGCATTTTCTCCGTTTTGTTTGAGTTCAGGTGGTAGTGGGGGGGCTCCTGGATTTAGCCCTTCCAATAGTAATGGTGGCGGTGGGGGCGGTGGGTGTGGCGGTGGTGCGGTAATTATTTTTGCTTCGACAATTTTCACAGGTACAAATAACACTGCAGGAATTATACAAGCTAATGGCTTTAATGGCGGGAGTGGCGCTGCATCGACCACGGTCGCGGAAGGTGGTGGTGGTGGTGGTGGTGGTGGTGGTGGTGGTCTCGTTTATATTGTGTGCAAACTGCGGACCGGCCCTAACATTCCTAATGCGGTTCAAGTTAACGGGGGTGCCGGCGGAGCCGGCGGTGGTAGCGTCACTTCCGGATTGGCAGGCAGTGGGGGGGGCGGAGGTAATGGCGGCCTCTATCAATTTACCAATATGGTTATTGCTTCCAGCCAAATGAGAATATTGCCAAACTCCGTTTCAGGTGCAGCAGGAATTGTGCCGTCAGGCACCACGGGTGGTGCGGGTGGTGCGGGAGCACTAGCTTCAGGCGTGCTATAACAAGCTGCCAAAAAACATTTTTTTGTTTTGTTTTTGGATATGTTTTTGATGTGTTAAGGAGCGCGAATTATGGCTGCTGACGAATACCCCGGCCCGAATGATCATCCATTGGTGGATTATGGCGTGATCAAAGAACGTGTCGATAATCTGGTCGCATCTCTGCGACAATATCAGCTGGATACACAACAATATCAGCGTGATACCAATGAGAGGTTTATCCGGGTGGAAAACCATATTGCTGAAGGTTTTCGGCAAAGCCAGGCTGACCGGGAGGCCGGCAATAAGGCGTTGGGGGAGATGATCTCGGAGGCCCGCAAGGAGACCCGCGAATTATCCGCCGGGCTTAGCCGGGGCCAAGGCGCGTTCGGCATGGGCTCCAAAATAATCGGTGTCATTGTCACCATCTTTGCCGCCGCTTTGGGTGGCTGGCTAAGCCATGTGGCATGGTAGTTTTCGCCGTCATTGCAAGCCGCGTCTTATCCGTGGCGCGGCAATCCATCTTTTTTAACCTAAAACAAGGAGTTTGACATGAGTGAAACGATTTCTGGCGGCGCTGCATCTGTTTCCGGCGCGGTTTCTGTTCCTGCTGCCGGACCGGACAAAACGGTTCTCATCGCCGGGCTGAAAGCAAAACTGCTGGAGGATATCACCGCGTTTGAAGCCGCCGCCGGCGTGGTGCTGGATGAAGCGCGCGCCGAGCTGGAAGCGATCGGCACCGATGCCGAAAGTTTTTGGGCAAAAGTTGAAGCCTGGATCAACAAACACTTTTAATGGTGGACATTCCCCCTAAAACCCCGGCTAAAATGCCGGGGTTTTTTGCAGCACTTATCAATGGTGATGAGATGGCTTTTATCGCGCTGGTCATCACCGCCAGTGGGCTCGCCACGCTGGCCTGCGATATTGCTTTGACAGCCTATGCCGTGGTGGTGCGGGGCCAGCATTTTGACGGCTCTGAATTCTGCCAGTCAGCCGCCATCCTGCTCGGCGCGCTCACCTCAGCCATTGGGGCGCTTGCTGGTTTCATGGGCGTAAAAGCCAAACTCGGAGGTTAACCATGAGTATTGTTTCAACCGCGTTTGGGCTGGCCAAATCGGCCGGCTCTGCGCTTATCCCCGGCATCGGTCCGGCGCTGAAATTCGGCCCCTATGTCGGTGCCGCGTTGCTGTTTGGGTTGTTGATGTTTGAGCACCAGGAACTGCTCACCGCCAAAGAGACAATCCGCGCTGATGCCGCCACGTGCTCCAGCGAGCGCCAGGCAGACGCCGCGGCTTTGACCGCCAAAGCGCAGGCCGTGATTGACCAGCAGCGCGCCGCCCTGGATGCGGTTCAAGAATCGCTCCAGCGCGCCAGCACCGCCAACGCGGCCTGGGGGGCGGCATTGCAAGCCAACAATGCCGCACTCGCCTCTAAACCAGGCCAGGACGCGCCGCTATCGCCCGTGTTTCAGTCCGGGCTCGCGGCGCTGCGCGCGGGGGTGGGGCAATGACAAGGTTAAAACCAAGTTTTATTGCCATAACAGCATTTTTTTTGGCAGGCTGCGCTACACCAGCGCCGATCATCCAGACCGTGGTGCAAACCAAGGTGGTGACACCCGATGTACCGGCCGGGCTGCTCACCTGCATGGGCGCGCCGCCGATCCCCCCCATGACCATGGAAAGCCAGGCGATGGACCTGCTGGTGCAGGAAATTATCGCCGGCCAAGACTGCCGCGACCACCTCGCGGCAGTTGCGCAGGCTCTGTCCGTGCCAGCGCCGTTATCAACAAAAAAATAGGATTTTTTAATGACACAATTCACTTTCAACCGCGCCGCCGGCACGTTTTGGCATGACAACGTGGAACTCAGCACCATCGCCTATTCCGGGCATGGGCCCGGCGTAAACAATCCCGCGTTTGAGGCTGAGCACAATATCGGCCCGCTGCCCGCAGGCACCTATTCTATCGGGCCTGCGAAAGACCCGATCGACATCCTTGGGCCGGTGGCACTGCCGCTGACACCAATCGGCGGCCAGGAGATGTTCGGCCGCAGTGCATTTTTTATCCATGGCGACAATGCGTCGATGAACCACACGGCAAGCGATGGTTGCATTATTTTGCCCAAAACGATTCGGGAATATATCGCCGCATCGCCAGATAAAACGCTGGTGGTGGTGTGACCGAAACGTTTGATATGCCGGCAATGCTGGCCGAGCTCGGCACGCAAGAGGGCCGCAAGCCCTTTGTGTATGACGATGCCACCGGGCTCCCGATCAGTAGGGGCACCATCGTGCGAGGCAACGCGACTGTAGGCATGGGCCGCAACCTGGCCACCGATGGCCTGTCAGATGCCGAGATCGACTTGCTGTGCACCAATGACTGCCTAAAATTCGCCGCCGTGCTTGACTGCCGCATTCCGTGGTGGCGCGGCCTATCGCCGGCGCGCCAAAGGCAAATGCTTAGTCTGGCCTTTAATATGGGGCCAGAAGAGCTTATCACGGGCTGGCCACATTTTTTGGCGGCAATGCAATCCGGCAATTGGCAGGCTGCCGTTGATGAGCTGCAGAGCAGCAAATGGTGGCACCAGGTCGGCCAGCGCGGCCCAATGATTGCGGGCCAAATTTTAGCCGGATAATGTTACCAAATGGGCTTAATCGGCGGCGTCGCGTTCCGTCATTTGCGAATTTTCTTTCCATCAGCCAGCATCTGCGCCTTAAACACCCGCTGTCGTTTGGGCTTAAACCGCTCAACGGCGGCGGCTTTGTCGAACCCCTCCACCAGAGAGATTTCGGCCTCGATTCGCTCGCTCACCATCCCGGCCAGAGATTGCAGAACGCCAGCCAGTGCCAGCCGTTCATCCCGAAGCGGGATTAAAACCGCCGTCACCTCGCTCATGGCTCTCCCTCCATGCAGCGCAGCAACATCACCAGGTTGCCAGCGCTCATGCAGGCATTTTCTAGGTGCCCAAACATCACCGCCAAGCCATCGGCGGGCTGATATTCTGAAAGCGTGTGCGCCGCCTCTCGTCCGTACCAAGTCACAACCCGCACGGAGTCACGCTCGGCAATCACCAGCTCCCGCACCGGCCGGGGCAGATGGTTCAGCCGCTCATCATTCTGCACCTGCACCACATCCGCCAAGGCCACCAGAAGGCCGCCAGCCGCCTCCCTCACCGCCGCGTACTTGTCCGCCGCCGCACCCAGCGGCTCAGCCTGCGCGCTCATGCCCGCACCGTCGCGGCGCTGGTGGAAGCCACACGCCGGGCGGCGGCCCAGGCTTCCAGGTCACTTATAGCGTAGCCGATGCGGCGTTCACCCAGCATGATGTAAGGCGGGCCGCCGCCGTTCAAACGCAAGTCTTGCAGGGTGCGCCGGCCGAGTGAGAGGCGAAGCGCCGCCTCGTGCTCCGATACGATACGAAATTGCGTATCGGGCGGCGGTGCCATCTGCCGTGTGTTTTTCGTGTCCATCATCATCAAACCTCCACGCCGCGACATGCGGCAGGACATGATGAAGAGCCGTAATTCGCCCTGATGTCATTCCACTTTATTCAATAGTGGAATTTTCAGGAATTTTAGGGACTAAGACGACACCTTCCGAAGTCTCGGTTATATGATGCGTGTTCTTGAGCTTTCTACGAATGCGCTCATAAATTGCGGTGTTCTTCTCGCCTTTCACATTCACTTTTTTGTCGCCCTGCATCCGTTCGACAGCCGCCAGCAGAGTTGTCGCTTCTCGTTGGCGCAAGATTCGCATGACCTCAGCAATTGCCGCATCGTCAGGGTCAGACCGCCGCCCGCCTTTGCGTTTCGTCTCTATCGGTGGCTCAACAGGTGCAAGTATTGCCGGGATCACCGCCAGCAGTTCGGACGGTAGCGGCGCCACCAGGTCCACCATGATGAAGCGCGCGAAACGGTTCTTGCTGAAATCGTTGATGTGACCATCGTGAAATTCAAGCACAATGGCCGTACCGCCCCCCCCGAATAAGCTGCCATTGCCGGGCCCACCATTTAGGTGGAATCCTTTCATCCTGGGAAGCGGCCTCTTTGTTTTTTCGATAGCCAGAGGCGACAATCTCCCCCTTCGCTAAGGCTAAAAACAACGGCGTAACCAAATCTTCAAAAGCCTCCATAGCCTTGACGTGGTCCTGTTGCTTAGGCTCAGTTCTACCAATGAAATTGAACGGGCTATTATCATCAAGGTTCGCCGCTCGCACGGCCGGATGAAGCCGATGGGAGTCGATAAAAAGCGGAACTGTCCACTTTAAGGCTTGATCGCTAAATGCAGTACGCCATCCATGAGCATCGGCTCCGCCGCATGTTGTACCGATAAACGATCTCTCGCAGGTACAGCGGAAGATACTTGCGGCTGACGTGGTGGAATTGACCGATAATCGCCCGCTTGAGGATCGCCCAAAAGCTCTCAATCGTGTTGGTGTGCAGCGTGCCAAACAGGTCAGCGGACACGTACTCGCGCGAGTGATTGATAGTGCGATGCGCGACAAAATTGTTAAATCGGCTGTACCCACGGTACTCGTCAGTGGTGAGACTGGCTCGCCTTGTGTCGATCATCTCACGGGCGAGAGCCTCAAGGTCAGCGCCGGTCACCTCCGCACTCTGGACGGCCTTGGCTTTGACGCGTCCACCACGCTCCACGGCACCAACAACCGGCGTCTTGCTGGTGCCACGCCCAAGCGGCTTGGGGTTATGGTCATCTTTGCGATTGGTTCGGCGCGGTTTGCCGCCCACATACGCCTCATCCATTTCCACCAGGCCCGACAACAACGCACCGTCATCCACCAGCGCCGCGCGAATCCGGTGCATCATCGACCAGACTGTAGGCCGGCGCATTTCAAGATCGCGCGCCGCCTGCATCGCAGAAAGTCCCTTTTTGGCGTTAAGCATCAGAGAGATCAGCAAAAACCATCGTTGCAAATCAATGTGACTGTTGTGGAAAATCGTGCCAACGGTAGCCGAAAAGGACCGCTCGCATGACCAACATTGCAGCCGGTCAAGCTGCGATTTTTCCGCTTTGCGCGCCACAGTATCCGCGCCGCAGGCCGGGCAGTGGATGCCATTTGGCCAGCGCACTTTCTCCAAATGAGCAATCGCCGCCCCCCGATCTGGGAAGCGGCGATAAATCTCTACCAGGGAGGTCATTATTCGGCAAACTCCGGTTGAGTCGCGCCACAAACCGCGTTGAGGTTGCCAGCGGAACCCCAGAACATTTCGTAGCCGTTCAGCATCCCGTTGTTGGTGGCGTGCTCCCAGATGGCGCTGTAGTCGCACTTGCCACTAAAATCACCGTCCCAAAACGCCTCAGCTTCAGCGACGCTGTGTGCGAAAAATGCAATCGCTTGCATGATGCGCACATCGGTTTCGAGGCTATCGCGAGAAGCGATAAAGGCGGCGGCTTCGTCGGTTTCGTTCCATCTTGCCATTTTTTGTCTCCTAAATTTGGATTGCTTGATTGCTCTCCATGCATCTAAATCTAATCGCACTAGATTTAGATGTCAAGCCTTAAAACGTACAATTCCGATAAAAAGCCACGGCTCATCCTCAGTCGGCAGGATATATTTCCATTGCGAACCCGGCAAATTTGGATTGCCGCAGACATCAATAATCCCCTCTGCCCGCGCCATGCGGTCCAGCGCATCGCATAGCGACGAATCGAAAAAGTCTTCTGGTTTAAATTGAACAGCTGTCATCCCGGTTCGCCCCCGGTTGCTCGCATGGAAAAGAAGTCCGGGGCGGCCGCGTGCGAAGTCGCGGCGTTCGGCGGCCAACCTAGCCCCGGAGTCGTGAGCATCACCATTTTTCTTGATTCTGCAAGCATTATCGGTCCGCATAGAATTTGAAACGAGTCGGCTTCAGATCTCAGCAGAGTGCTTGCCGCCATCCGGTCGGGCCGCAAACGGCGCCAGGTGACGGAAGGCAAAATCATCGGGGTTGATGCCGGCGGCTTTTGTGACCGCGAAAAACGCCGATATCGCGGCACGAGCAAGGCCTTTTATTTGGTAATCATCGTGATCTACGGTCCAATTGTATATAATTAAAAGCTGGGCTTCTGCATCTTCTAAGGTCGTGGCAGGAGTTTCCAGCAACAGGCTCTCCACCGCATCACACCGCTCTTGCAGCGCCTCAAAACTGTTCCTCGCGACGTTTTTCTCAGGCGTGCCATTCAGCAAGCGCAGGATTTCAATATCAAGCGCCGTCCTTTGCTGCCATAATTCAGGCAGCGTGCGGGCCAAAGCGGCGCAGGTGATAGGCGTGGTAGGGGCGACGGGGTTTGTGGTATCACTCTCAATAGCCTTAGGCATGGGTTCACTCCATGGTTTGGGTTAGGCCGAGCCGAGCGCGGGAACGCTCTGTTCGGCCGAATTTAGATTGAGGCAATTGCAAAAAATCGCCACCACGTTACTATAAACACTGATGGCAGAAATCGCAACAGGGTTATCATTAACCCCTATTCAAGTTAAAATGGCGCGTGTTGCCCTCGGCTTAGGCGTGCGTGATCTGGCGTTAGCAGTAGGCATATCAACGAATACCATTGCCCGCTTTGAGCGCGGAGAGGAGCTGAAAGCCTCAACGGTGTCAGCCATCCGCACCGCCCTGGAAGCCGCCGGGGTAGAGTTCATAGCCGAGAACGGCGGCGGCCCCGGCGTTCGGCTCGGCAAAAAATAACCCCCACCCGCCGCCCGGTCCAAGCATTCGACTTTTAATCGAACGCCCCCGCCGCCCGGTCCGGGCACGAGACTTCTAATCACGTGGCTATTCGATAACGCGAACGGCGTTCTCACCTAACCCGCAGCCGCTTTATCAATTCTCAAATAGAGAATTTACATTGACAATGCCCGGCATTCTCTGTAAGAGAATTGAGTGGCCGTCATCATCCCTCCCGCTGTTTACAAACAGATGAAGGCGATACCTAAGGCGGATGTTGACCGCCTTGTGGCGGCCCTTGAACAAGTCGCGGCAGACCTCACCACTCGCCTGCCGTTTGTGACCGAGATGGTCGGCCAGCCAGGCGTGTGGCGGTTGCGTAAGGGGAACTGGCGGGCTGTGTACACCATCGAGGGTGCGGACGTAGTGGTGACGAGAGTCGGGAATCGAAGGGAGATTTACGAATGAACGCAATAAAACTTTTGGCAGAGACGGCCGATACCGTCACCATCAGCCGGGGAGACCTTGAGGCCTTGATCCAGGCCGCAGAAGATGCGGAAGACATCGCAGCCGTGCAGCAGCGCCGCCAGGAAGAGGAGCGCGCGGGCGGCTATGAGGCTGCAAAGGCGAATTACTTTACCCTTGATGAGACCAAGCGCCTGCTGGCGGGTGAAAGCCCGGTCCGCATCTGGCGGGAAAAGCGCGGCCTCTCCCAACGCGCTCTGGCTGAAGCCGCCCGGATGCAGCCCGGCTATTTGAGTGAGATAGAAACCGGCAAGAAGCCCGGCAGCCTGGCCGCCTACACCGCCCTCTCAGCCGCCCTGAATGTCTCCATAGAAGACCTCACCTAACCCGCCGGCCGGGCGGCGGCCCATCACCCCACCAGGTTCACCACGTTGGACCCGGCGGCCTTGCCCTCCGCCTGGCGGATCACATAACCCGCCCATGCCTCCAAGGCGCGGGCACGCTCCGGCAGGAACTCATTCCTCTGGTACACCGCCGCCACGCCCCGGATAGACCCCTGCACGTGGTTCAGCAGCTTGTCCGCGACATGCACGGGGAAGCCCAGCCCGGCCAGCACCGTAACACCCGTCCGGCGGAAATCATGCAGCGTCCAGTCAATCGGCGGCATCTCGGTTTTGGCTTCGGCCCGCTCCTTCAAAATCGCCGTGTCCAGCCAGCCCTTGGACCGCGTGAAGTCTGAAATCGGCTGCTTACCCTGCGCCGTGAACACGTAGGGGCACTTATCGA